ATCCCAGTTTGAAAATAATCCAGCGTCTGATGCATTTGTCACATCAGTGTTAAACCATGCCTCAATCGTAAAATCACTTTGACCACTAAAGTCACCTGCATTTGTTCTTGTATAAGTGACTTTATCATTACCATCAAGATCTATACTTGATCCATAAAAATTAGAGCTACCATCAGAGGCAGGATCTCCACCAGCAGATGATGCTTTAGTGGTAGATGTGCAATTTATTGTGTTACTTATATCAGTATAACTTCCACCTGCACCAGGAACAGCAAGGATATTTTTCCATGCATATGGGTCTGCTTTGGTTTCATCAGTGATTTGAGAAGTAGAGCTTCCCATACCACCGTGATTTGTACAATAATAGTATAAGGTATCTGGAGCATTATGTGGAACTGTGAATCTTAGTATATGCACCAGCAGAACCAGGTGTTCCACTTGTTACAACACCATCAGTATATTGTGAACTTCCGGCAGCATCAGCAGCAGTAGCAAATCTTAGTGGGTGAGTGAGTTAGAATTGTCTTGATTGGTCAAAGGTATATGTTGCACCACGAATTAATGTTGGATTAGGTCTATCTACTCCATCAAAGTGATATCTGTTTCCACCACCTACCGAAGCAACAGTAACTGCATAATATGCTCCTACTTCACTACCAAATACACCAGGTCTTGCACATTACCACCACCATCAGTATTCAGGATTGGTCTTGCACCAGATACTTGTGGGTTATCAAGTGCTACTGAACCACCAAAGTTTACTGGTGTCCAGTTGTTTCCTTACCAGATTTATCTTCTCCAATTGGTGAGTTTCCATCCATTGGGAGGTAGAAACCATTTATCACCAGTATTTGTTGTATCACCATCAATAACACTCATCATCCAATCCTGAAACAGGTTCTTCTTCACTCCATCTTGTGAAATAGCTTGACTTTATATCACCAGAGAAGTCTGTTCTCCATGTTGGCCTATTGAACTGAGCACTAATTGAGACTCACATCAGTACATTACTTCTCACTGAGACGCTTGTTCCTTTCCACAATAGTTAATGTTTGCTTCCATCTGACCAGTTTTGGCAGAAAATGTATTTTACATCATGTGTACCCTTAAATACGAGCTAACTAGCTCCAGTTGATATCCAATAGATCTGTCAAATGATCTCCAATGGTTCCTTCCAAAGATTAGTGATACAGTTTGAACTACTAACTGTGCCAAGCTGAACTCCAAACAGTTCATCATTTGCATGTTGTGTCCTACCACTTTAACTTTTTAGGTCTCCAAGTTCCTGTGAGTCCGTCAGTATATCCAAAGTTTTCAGGTCCAAGTGCTTGTCCGTCTATTAGATAGACCTGTGATGATATCCATCTAAGTAGTTTGAGTTATCAATGATCGCTGTTTACCAATACTATGGGCTGGCAGCACTATTGACAGCGGTGATTCATTCTGATTTGGATTTGTTATGGTTGAGAATCGTAATTTGTGAGACCATTCACATAAATTTTACTCCGATCATTTGCTGTTGATTGAGTAGTATCGACAGCAATGACTAAATGTCCCCATGACGAAACGTCACGAAAAACTTGACTTGTTAGTCTGTTATTTGCTTGTGCTACTGTGACTAAAAGTGTGTCGTCTGATTGAAACCGCACAAGGAATCTGTCCGTAGCGGTATCAGCAGAACCCGCTTCAAATACAAATTGAGTAGCTCCAAGTTTGTTTCTCTTTACCCAACCACTCCAAGTCCAAGTCTTCCTATTTCCACTGGATGAAGGTGTTCTATTTAAATAATTTGATGAACCACTATCAAACTTCAAACTACCATCAATAACCTGAGCACTGGACTGATTAAGAAGTCCTGATTGTAGAATTGTATGTTGAGCTCCCATTTATCTATCCTCCTCAGTTGCTGTAGTTGAGACCAGCAGACGCTAGTAACTGTGTCCCTCCTGCACCTACTCGTTTCACTACAAATGAAACTAAATCTACCTTACCACTTCCTGTTGACATACTTGGTGTTGCCCCTGAAGGGAATAAGAAGAATGTGCTAAACCCAACAGTAGCAATACCTGATGATGGTTGACTTATCACAACTGAGTGTGATTCACCAAAAACTACCACCACTACAAGTAATTGTTGTAATACCTGCTGTCAGTGTGATGTCATGATGTTGTGCTGTGCTTAAATTCAGTGTAACAACTGTATTTGCTGATGGTGATGATGCCGTTGTGCTAATACCTTGCAGACCAATAGTAATCGTTGTAATTCCAGCAGACCCAGTGCTAGCTGTAGCACCAGAGAAATTAATTGCTGTAAGTGATGTACCTACTGATGATCCGCCTGATTTAACTTCGAATACCAGAAACAACACCAGAAAGACTTGACCCATCACCTGAAAAACTAGTAGCAGTTACAACACCAACTGCATTAATACCACCTGCGAGAACTTTAATTCCTGTTCTAGCAGTTACAATACCAACTGAGTCAATATTGGTTACATCTTCATAGGTCAGTGTTCCACCAACCGATACATTTCCACTGAAGGTTGCTCCAGCACTAATGATGCCCTGAGTGAAACTAACAGCTCCACCCACTCGACTCTTAATATTGTTAACGTAGAGCTGTGACATCTTATCTACTTTTTAGTTATTTAGGAGGGATATGCAATGAGGACAATACCGGAACCACCATTGCACCTTTCCATTATTGGGATTCGCATTCCACCGCCTCCTCCACCGATCCAGGTAGCTTTTCCTAGTGCATTGCAATCCAGGATGCACTACTGGATCAGCTACCACCATACCAGTCCACCTCCTCCAGACCACCATCCAGCACTAGGTGATCCTTGTACCTCCACCACCACCACCAGCAACCAAGTAAGATTCCGACCTAGGACCAGGAGTACCTAAGCTGATGCATGGATTTCTAAATGTAGCTGGTACTTGTATTCCAACACCACCACCACCATGTATCCACTTGTACCAGTTCCGCCAGCACCTCCGGCACCACCACCACCGCCACCAGCCATATAACTATCAGTTCAGTGCCACCATCATTACCTCCACCAGCATATTGCCTATGATGTCCGGACCAGATCCACCTGGTCATTGAGCCCACCACCAGACACCACCACCATGATCCACCAGGATCACCGACCTCAGTCTGGTCCACAGTCCACCACCACCACCACCATCAGCAGTTATGGTCCATGGACCATAGTAAGATGAGTACCAGTTCCATTGCCTACCAGCCTCATGTCCTATGGTGTATCCTAGCCACCACCAGCACCAACTAGAATAGTTACTGGATGTAGTGATTGGTGCAATGGTATCCTGTATGATACAACCACCAGCACCACCACCACCGACCAGCGATCAAATCCACCAGCCACCACCACCACCACAATACATATTCTACAGTTTCGATGAATTGATCTGCTGGTTGCAAAAGTACCAGAACTAGTAAAGGCATGAATGGTCTTACCACCATAGAAACTAATAGCACCACCAGTTGCTTTTGCGGTTGCTGTAGTTCTGCTATTTTATAACGGACTACTACAATACCTGAACCACCTGACCACCATCTTGATGTCCATTGGATCCATCTGCACCACCACCGCCACCACCAGTGCCTTGTTGCAGCACATGTCCTTCAGCAGATGCAGTGACCACCACCACCACCTCGCACCATTGCTGACCTACCAGTCCACCTGCACCAGTTGGAGTCCTCATCCACCACCACCGCACCACCTGCATAAGATCCTGGATGCTGGATCCATTGCATCATTTGCTAGCTATCGCATTACCACCTATCCACCATATGTACCTGCATGGATCGCATTACCACCAGCACCACCAGCACCACCACCGCCACCACCTGCTGAATGACGTGCTGTGCCATTACCACCATCATTATCCTTGTAAGTTGATCCATGAATTGGTGGTCATGATTTCCAGCACCTCCAGTGGATTGATTCACTGTTACCAGCCACCACCACCAGAACCACCAGGATCTTCCAGACTGGATTACCGAGTTCTAGCCACCACCACCACCACCTTGATGTTTATGTGGATCCATGGATATCAAAGTGCTGATCACTTCCATATTCCTATTAGTAGTTCATGATCCACCGCACCACCACGCACCAACAGTTACTGATAAGATTACTGCAACTGGAATGCTGATCTGTTGATGGAAGTGTATCCTGGTACATTAGTTCTAACCACCAGCACCTCCACCACCACCTGTATAATTCCATCCACCAGCCACCACCACCAGCAACTACAAGATAATCAACAGTATCACCAAAATCACCAAGAGCAGTTACATTCAAGTGCTCCTGATGAAGTAAAGATATGTGCTCTATAAACATCACTACCAGAAGTATAATCACTAATGACACCACCAGTTGCTGTTAAACCTGATGGTGGTGTACTCCAGGAGCATTGTAAATATCTCCTTGTCTCTCAAAATATCCATGTGCAAATAAATCTAATAATCCACCACCAACAGCACCACCTGCTGCTCCTGGATTAGAATCTCCGTTGTCTTGTGATAAACCTATGCGTCTGCCTAGATATCCCATGGTTTATCCTCCTTAACTAATTTCTTCGTATGAACAAACTACGTCAATAGTTCCTGTTATTGGTTGTGCAAAAATACCAAGTGAAGTATTTTCTTCCAGATATACTGAGTTGTCTTTGGTAATGATTGCAAGTGTGGAGAATGTTGGTACTGATATTGTCATACCAATTGATACTGTACTACCAGCAGATGCATGATTGATATCATTAAAATACTGAAGAGTGACTCCAGTAGTTGCTCCTATACCTGCTGCAACCAGTGAATTAATCTTTAATACCTTACCACTTGATGCTGCATTTGATACCACAGTAGTGATACCTAAAGCACCCTTTCCTCCAGTCGTTACAGCAATACCAGCATGAAAAGTGGTTACCCCTGTGATAGTTGTAACATTTACTATATTAGGTGCAGCCATTACCTATAATACCTCTTTTGTCTATTTATCAGCCGAACACCATAGACAAAGCAATAGCCTTACCTGGTGATGTTTTGCCGTTGATTGATGTTTCTAATGCACTACCAGATTTAGCAGCAATTGCTTGTGTTGCCTCTGATGCAGTTCCAGTTACATTACCAGTAAGATTTCCATTAAAACTAGTAGCAGTAGAAACACCTGTTACTACTACACCAGCAGGAAAGGTAGGAGCTCCTGCTCCTTCTTTATCAAAAATGTTGTCTACTTGTATTCTAGACATAATGTGTTTTTAGTTATTTAGTTCAGATAGTATACTATACATATACCGGATCCACCAGAACCCGTGTTACCACCATCAGGAGCTCCTCCTCCACCTCCTCCGGTGTTGGCAGTTCCAGGAGCACCTGTTTGACCATTGCCGCCACCACCAGCTCCACCAGGAGCATTACCATTATTTCCACCTCCTCCACCACCCGCAAAGAATCCACTATCACCATAAGCAGTAGGAATTTGAGGAATAATAATACCAGATCCACCATTTTTACCACTGCCAGCGCTTCCAGCACCACCGCCACCGCCACCTTGAGGATCACTTCCAGGAGCTCCTGAACTTCCTTGAGGTAACAATGGTGCTGGCACTCCTGAACCACCTCTAGATCCTGCAGGTGAGCTACCATAACCACCTCTACCGCTTGCTCCACCATAGGCAGTGAAAGTAGGTCCGAATGTTGAATTGCCCCCATTGGAATTGCTACCTCCTCCTGATCCAATAGTTGCAGCAAAAGGAGATGTTGTTGGATCAACCTCTATATTACATCTATGAAGAGTACCTCCTCCGCCTCCGCCACCACCACGGTTAGGTGCACCACCTTGACCACCAGATACAAGCAAAAGGTTAATATGTCCCTCTCCAGAGTCGATACTAAACGTACCTGGAGTTTTAAATTCATGAATAGTATAATCAGCAAATACAGTTTTTGTTCCGCCAGAAGCACTAACTGGAACAGGAGCCGCAGATCCACCAGCTCCACCAATACCTTGACCAATATTACTAGATTGCCAAGTTGTAACCTCTTTTCCTACATCTCTACCCTTAGAAGATCTAAAAGACATTAATCAAGCCTCCTTGTCACCCGTTAGGAACACATTAAGACCGGCAGAAGTAGAACCAATACTAATCTTATCACCAGTGGTAGTAAGTGTAATTGGATAGTTTGGTTCAATATAAACAGTTTCCAATGGCTCAATACTTACATTAAATAGTCTTGTAGTATCAGCCACACTACCACCATTAGGAATGTAATATACATGCCCTCTTGCTGTAGTAGCTGCAGATACGTTATGTGCAATTACTGATTTAACATATACATTTTTATTACCGGCACAAGTAATTACATCTGACGTAGAACCGGCAGAGATATTTACTACGTTATCAGTAAGTCTTCCGTTTTCTAATGCTGCCATGATTTTACTTTTTAGTTATTTAGTTTAACCGAACAACCAGGATCTCTGTTCGAGTCCTGTGAGTTGTGATCCACTACCGGTAAATGATGTAGAGGTAACAATACCTGTAACAACAATACCACTACGAGCGGTAATTATACCAACTGAGTCAATATTAGTTACATCTTCGTATGTAAGAGTTCCACCAACTGATACATTACCAGTGAAGGTTCCTGTAGTGCCAGACACAGCACCACTAAAGGTTCCTGTAGTGCCAGACACAGCACCACTAAAGGTTCCTGTAGTTCCAGATACAGGACCACTAAAGGTTCCTCCAACACCAGTAATATTTCCACTGGCTGTCAAGTCACCAGTAAGTCCTACACTACTACCACTACGGGGAGTGATATTGTTTGTAATTATTTTTGACATCAGAGGTCTCCGATCTGTAGGATATCAATAATCATAGTCTTACCGGTTCCAACGGTAAGTGCAACACCAGAAGCAACTTCAACATTTGGAACAACTGATACAACATAGGATGTGGTTAATCCAGCGTTCTCTGTATCAATCAGTAGGTTACTAGTTACAGTTACATGTGAGTCAATGTAACTGAATGGTGTGGGTGTGTCATCACTGTAGTTGATGGCGGTTCCTAGACCACCTCCTCCACTACCACCAGAGATGGAGATATCAATAGTATCACCGTTCTGTGCGAAGGTGTTACCACTACCAATAAAGTTTAGTGTTTTAGCTTCACCAATTGCAATACCACCAGAGTTAACTCCAACAATAGCACCATAAACAGTTCCAGTGACAGTTAAGTCACCACTGATTGTTTGTGTGGAAGCTGCTGATACAATAGCATCAGCTACTCTAAAATCATCCTGAATTTCAAACAGGACTTCATCATTTGTTTGTGCAGCATTGACAAGAGTTACAGTTGAACCATCTTGTGCTGTAAAATCACTATTATTAGATAATCTAACACCGTTTCTGAAAACACCAATCTGGTTAATACGATACCCACCTGGAACTGTAAAGACAGTTTGGTTGTTGGTAGCTAGAAGCCTGATGATCTTAGATGCTACATTATTTGTTAGTGATATGGGTCTACCAAGAGCCATGGCGATATCTTTTTAGTTATTTATCTTGCATTAGATTGGGCTCCAAACAAGTTAAATGTTGGTGCTTCTGCCCATGCTGCAGTAGATGTAAGTTGAGAACCACTTTGAGTTATGTCTCAACCTAAATCCATTTGGAGTATATCAAATTATTATGAAATAATCATCTGATGAAGCATCAGTTCAATTACATTAGTTTTGCATGGATTACCAGTGGTTAAATTTTCTTTTATTATCAATATCAATCCATGTTGTAACCACTGTAGTTCTTTTATACCACAGCAGTTTTGACGGAAGCCTAATTCTATGAATGTCCGTTGTAAGCACTTCATTGAGAATAGCTGCCAAATTTCTGTAGTCCGGGACATCGTGCCACAGATACATAATCGTATCTCCAGCAGAACCAAAGGAATGGGGTTCTGCTCTCGTTGTAACTACAGAACTTGTCGGTTCAGTATTGTTCCAAAACTCCGAACCTGTCGCCGCTGCGTTAGTTAGATTTAAATACATAACTTTTGTAGCGCCTACTGATCCGTGGTAAACGCCCCAGTGACTTGTGCCAGATGTTTTCTTCCATATGATAAAATCTGGTTTTTGTGTAAGACCATGAGATTGAGTGGAATTACTAGTAGTATTTGTGAATTTAATAATACTAAATCCTTGCTTGGTTCCAACAGATGCACCAGTATTAGCAATTGATGGAACGTTTGCAACAGACACTCCATTATTAACAAGCATTTTGTCATTAATGTAAATAGCCTGAACGTACCAATAAGAATCATCAAAAAACAACGATGTAAATGTTCCTATATTGCCAAGGTCTATAGTATGCCATGTGTCTTGTGCAAGACCAGCGTTAAGTATATACTGCTGAACAATATCATTTCCATTGATTTTAACGTCATTGACAGCTACATGATTAGATATATTGGGAACATACAAACTAATCTTAAAGTTAGATACATTTGATATTGTATAAGTCCATGTTGCGTTATTGCCAGAAGCAGCATCCGCAATATTATTACTTACAACACCATCAAACAACCTAGTAAGAGGATAACTTCCACCCCACCCCGAAGACGAACCCAAAGAACTCCACGTCTGACTTTGATCATAGGAGACACTATTAAGACCACCAACATTCATTCCAACATCAGAGGCATTTGCATAACCTACATCATCAACATTAAAGACGCCTTTGTTTCCACCAGCTCTCCAGCACCATGCCACATAATTGTAACTTCCATTAACATTCCCAACAGTTCCAAGACTAAATCCATTAGAGTTAAATGCAGTAAGTGATCCAGACTCTGTTGATTCGCTATTGGTCGTAGAAGACTCAAGTCTTTTTTCTACACCACGAACAGAATCAAACAATTTATGATTATTTCCAGTATTCCTTAATTTGGTCCATACAAAATCTGGATGCATTATTTGTGACTATTGATCTTGCACTATTACCAGTCCACAAGTATGTACTTCAACATAACTGATCAGGACGTGTAATCACAGTCTCTGGTCTTACATTAGCAGCATTCAGTGGTTGGAAACCTGCTGGTGGTGGGAACTTGAAGGGTTTTTGTCCGAAGTTTACATGTATGACACTGATTGTCCATCATAGAAATGCTGGATAATAATGGATCCAGATCGTTAATCCTGTGAAATGCAATCCTTGACTTACATCCATTTTTGAAAAATCAAGTTTCCATTGTCAGCATCAAAAGCACTCCAATAGATCACCATTGTGAAGTTGCACCATATGCTAGTTCCATTTTATACTGTATGTTCCCATGTAGATACCATAGTACCATAAATTCTCCTACACCAGATACTCATGTCATCACAATCCTTCTGATTCCAGATATGACTACCATCCAGTTTTGAATTCGATTCAAAATACCACTTACCAGTATGAATTCGCAGTAGTTGCAACATTGCATGGTCATACCTCCACAGTCATGTTAAGATTTCCATCTGATAAAGTATTCCTGATTATCTAATAGGGTTCAAAGTAGCAATAACCAGTCTCTTGTCCACGAACTGTATTGATATCAGTGTTGAATGGGTTGAAGTTGGTTGCTGCTGCGTTCCTATCTGGTGCACACTGGATCACAAGAGTAGTCATCTACACATATCAATTCTGAAACTAGATTAAACCAGTTGTAGAACCTTAGTCTATGTACAAGTAGTAAAGTTGATGTATATTGTATATCAAGGATTGAGTACATCCAGAACTTGACTGTTGTCTACACCATTTACATAAATAACTCTCAGTTCCATCTATAACATCAATTCCTGATCAACATTAATTGAAAGTCCTATGTTTGTAGGAAATGTTAGTTCCAATACTGTCCTGCATTAGGTCGCTGGTAGAAGTTGCATCCATTAAATGCATTTGCAACTGGTCTGCATCTAAATCTTGACTGATAATGTTACTAGAGCTCCAGACAGTTCCATCATTTACACCACTAATATTGGAGATAACAGCAGCAGCACCAGCAGACGTATTAGACTGACAACACAGAAGTTTTGTGTTGGTTACATTTGTGAGTTCTCTGGTTGGTGGTGTGAAGTTGATGTATAGAGTGCAGTTCCTTTGACAATACTAACATTTGATATGAAACCATCAAAATCTAAGTATCCATTCTATATCTCCCAATATCACTGCTGTAGATTATCGTTGAATCAGCTGTAATGTATTACTCACTTGTTTTCCATCAAAAAATATTTAGTTGTTCCGACTTCTCTAGCAACAGCACATGATGCCATCTTTGAGTTTATATGCAGCATACATTCAAAGATGTAGACTATATCCATAATAATCTATTCCATTAGACACTTGATATCCATCCAAACTCAGTTCCATGAGTATCTATCTTGCATTAAGATATCATCACTATCTATTATAGATATAGAAACATTCAATGGTAAATTCTCCACTTAATGTAAAATCTGAACTAGATGCCAAGCTAAATAATCACCACTATCATCAAAACTCACAGCACCATCAGTAATCTTAGGCAAGTTTAGAACTACCACTCACACCTGATGGAGTATCTGGGAGAATGTCTGGAGAGGTTGCAGGAACTACAAAGTTACTGGTGTATTTTGCTACTCCTTTATAAACACGAAAGTCTGAAATATTTCCCACCCAAAGATAACTGGTACTGTAATATCCACCAATAGCTAAGTATGTTCCACTGTAGTTCCTTGAATCTGAAATTGTTGTGGCATCTTTAACACCATTCACAAACAGATTTAAAGATGTAGAACTACGAACCAATGCTAAATGAACCCATTTATTTGTAATAACTGCTGTTGAAAATGGTGTTGAAGTATTATTTGCATATGATCGGTAAACACTACCATTTGTTTGTAAAGTAATAGTATCCGATTGTGTTGCAGCCAATCCGCCAGAAGTTGTTGATATTTGGAAAATACCATCTTCAGCACTGGCAGCAGAGGTTTGATAAACCCAACACTCAATAGTAAAATTACCCGTACCAAATGTTAAATCAGCACTACTACTACTACTTAGATAGTCACCACTACCATCAAATACAAAACTTCCACCATAGAAGTTACTAGCAGCATTTGAAGCAACAGGATCACCATTTGATGTAATTGCCTTTGTAGTGCTTCCACTATTAACAGAATTACTCACATCATCCTTACTACCAATTAATGGAAGTGCAAGAACAAGATTAGCATGGTAAGCATCAGTTCTTACACCAACTCCTGCTTGAGTTCCACCTTGAGTTGTATTCAGGATTGGTAATGCTCCTGATACTATAGGATTATCAAGTGCTACTGAACCACCAAAGTTTACTGGTGTCCAGTTGTTTCCTTTTGGAGATTTATCTTCTCCAATTGGTGAGTTTCCATCCATTGGGAGATAAAAACTATTGACACCAGTTTGAATATAATTTGCTATAGTATTAGGAGTGCTTCCGCTTACATCTACTAGAGGGGAAGCAAAATATAGTTGAGAATCAGAAAATCCACTGTAATGATTAATATTACCTGAAGAATCAATCAATGGTGCTGTTGGTGGAGTAAAGTTTCCAGATACTCCTTGACCAATATAGATAACTGCATCAATAACCTGTCCATTAATATTATATGATGTGGTATTATTATCTGCACCAAAAAAGTTGAATTTGGAATTTGCTAATACAGTATTATCTCCAGAAATACCACCAGTATCAGTTACAATCTGTTCTCCATCAACAAATCCTCTGAGTGATCCACCACTTCTTGATAGTGCCCAATGTTGCCATTGATTAGTGTCATTAGCATATCCAGAATTACTAGATTGCCCACCACTACCAGTATGTCTTACTTTAATTGCTCCATTTGATAATGTTTCAAAAAAAACATAGTTACCGGCCATATCAACACCAAACTGTTTATTTGTTTCATATGAGTCAAGGTTAACCCAAATCGCCATAAAAAAGTCACCAGCAGCAGAGTTATTAGTTTGAATCTCAAATCCACCAGAAGCTAAATCTAATGCTTTACCACCATAATGAGATGGATTACTCATAGGCAAAGTATGTCCAGTGCTGTTCTCATTTACAGTAGTATATGTCTTGAAACTATTCCATCTCGCAGTTGTTGAGTATGGTGCAAATATTCCCGCATAACCAGAGGAACTAATATTAAAATCACCAGTATATTTCTTAGGTCTCCAAGTATTAGTGAGTGGGTCAGTGAATCCAAAGTTTTCAGGTCCAAGTGCTTGTCCGTCTATGAAATAGACCTGCGTCATATTGTAATCATTAAATGTGATGTTTTCGCCGCCGCCACCATCAATACCACCAATGTAGTGAATTACATTATCGTTTATTGGATAATCAACATTAGAAAGAGAACCATTATTGGCTAAATCAGTAATTTCTACACCATTTTTATACAATCTAACTCTGTTAGATGCTGTTCCTTGTGTAACATCAAATGATATTACTATGTGATAAAACTCATTGTAATCACGAAATTTATCATTACTTCTTTTCCATAAAGTATTCCATCCAGCATATCTTAGTTGCTCATCAGTTTCAATTTCTATAGCAGCGAATCCAGTATCATTAGATGTTGCTCCAGCAGAGAATAGTGTGGATCTGCTATCTTTGTGTTTCTTTACCCATGCACTCCAAGTCCATGTTTTTCTATTTCCATCAGAACTTGGTGTTCTTTTTAGTGCTGTACTTTTACTTCCATCAAACTTCAAACTACCATCAATAACCTGAGCACCTGATGCACTCGACTCAGTTACTACCTGAGGTACTGCTGCTCCCATTGTTTATTCTCCTCAGCTAAAGTTAAGTGATGCGCCAGCCAACAGTTGTGTTCCTGCTGTTCCTACCCTATTTACCGTGAATGACATAAGGCTAATTGCTCCACTCGCCGAAGGGAATGACGGTGATGACCCTGATGGGAACAAGAAGTAAGTTGAAAATCCTATTGTTACACCACTAGCAGAGTTAATAATCCTTACTGTATGACTATCTCCTTCTGTTCCACCAGATACTGTGATTGTTGTAATACCTGTAACATTGAGTTTATGATCCTGTTTAGAAAGATCCAATGTAACTACTGTGTTTGATGGTGTTGAGGATTCTGTTCCAATACCACCAGCGGAAATACCTGTCAGTTGTGAACCATCACCGAAGTATGTGACAACACCAACACCCTGTGGACCAACAGTACCACCCGTACCAATTCTAATACCCAGACCTGCCGTGACAAGACCAACAGAGTTTACATTGGTTACATCTTCATATGAGATTGTTCCAGCAATAGAAACAGTTTCAGCTGTAATATCTTGAACTATAATACTTGGTGTTCCAGTTAATCCTCCAGCAGTTCCTGATACATTACCTGTTACATTACCCGAAAGTGCTCCACTGAATGTGGTAGCACTCAGTGTATTAGTTGATGTGGCGTATGTAATATCAGCGTTGGTCGCTGCCTGGGTCATACTCCCAGAAGTTTGACTGGTGACTACAAGTCTTTGTGTTCCACTTGAGGCGTTCAGTGTAGCTCCAGCCACAATGCCAGTTAGATTTGAACCATCACCAAAATATTGAGTAGCACTTACTACACCAACAACATCAAGTTTAGCGTCAGGAGTTAAACTATTGATACCAACATTGTTGCTGGAGTCAACGCTAAAAATTGACGAATTAGCTAATTTTGCAAGTTCTCTAGCCCTAGTCATCTCAGCTATTACTTTTTATCTATTTATAGGCATAAAAAAAGGAGGGTTGAACCCTCCCTGTGATTTATTCAGGTGTAGTCAGAACCCATGCTGTTGCTGGGTCTGCTTGATAATTACTTTCGTTCCAAACGTAATACTTACTTGCTGCCACTTCATCATCAGTTAGTGCAGGTGCATCACCAGGAGTTGAGGGTGGATACCAAGTAGCAGTACCAACACCAATCGTCCATGAACCATAAGGTTGTGGTGAGATAAAGATATCAGTAGAACCAACTCCAAGGGTTGCAACATTACTCATGTAGGTATATCCAATACCTGCATAGTTGCCTCTCATATTACCATTATAAGAAGTTTGCTTCCAGTTTGTAGAAGCACCAAGAAGTTTCTGACAGAAAGCAACACCAATGCTTTCAGTTTCTACTCCGACCTGAGTCGGAAGTGTCATCGTTGCTCACAACGATGACTTGAGTGACGATGTTATCACCATCTAGTTGTGCGAAATGAGCCATGCTTATATCTAAGTTTAATGTTTTTAATATTTAGGACTACTAGTGTCCTGGGTTATTTATGAAGGATATGCAATGATAACAACACCACCAGAACCATTACCACCACCACCAGATGCTACCGCTGGATGAGCTCCACCTCCTCCACCACCAGAACCAGTAGCAAATACAGCATCATCACCACGGACAACTGAAGGTTGTCCTTTACCATGACCACCTATAGATGAACCACCTGCGGCACCACCTCCACCAGAAGATTGTCTATCACCACCACCGCCACCACCGGCATAGAATTTTGCAGTGCCACTAATACTATATGGTAAACCAGCACCACCAGTTCCAGCAGTTGTACCAGAAGCATTAGAACCAACGGCTCCTGCTCCACCTCCACCACCAGCAGCTGCGGGTTGACCAGATCCACCAGCATATCCCTGTCCAGCAGTTCCAGCACCACCAGAACGACCATCTGATCCACCACCACCAGAACCGCCAGCAGCACCAGTTGGGTCGGGTTGGTTGCCACCACCACCACCTCCGCCAACACAAGTAGCTAAGATACTACCAGTAGTACTATTGCCACCATTCTGTCCTGGATTATATGGAGGGGATGTTCCATTTGGAGTAGATCCAGATCCTGCTCCACCTGCTCCAATAGTGACTGTATATGTTCCAGGAGATGGATTTACAGGTGTGCTAGCAGAGTATAATAATCCTCCTGCTCCACCACCACCACCATTGTGCTTTCCACCACCACCGCCACCAGCGACTGAGAGAATTTCCACATTGGCAATAGGAGAAGTAATCTTAAATTCTCCAGAATTTCAAAAACATGAACTGTTTTGGTGGGAGTAAAACTGATAGCACCACCAGTTGCTTTTGCAGTTTCTGCTATTTCTGCTATTTGATAACGAAGTACAACGATACCAGAAGAACCATTTGCTGCATTTAATAATGGTGCTCCATTTCCACCACCGCCACCACTACCAGTGGATAATTGAGCATTTTGCGCGGGACTGCCTGAAGCTGATGGATGATCGGATCCATATCCCCCTCCACCAAGACCACCATCACCACCTACGGATGATGAATATCCACCTCCACCTCCACCACCACCGGCAAAGTATTGATATTGATTATTGGATGGGTTCTTTGCACCTACACCAGTAAATGTGGTTGCAGTGGGACCAGCAATAGCAACTTGAAAACCAGCGTTACCATCACCACCACCTCCACCAGCGGAAGCTCCTCCGCCGCCACCACCACGACCAGATCCACCTCCACCATCAAACCCCTGAACCGTTGGTGATATTCCGTCTACAGCAGCTACTGTGGATCCCGTACTACCGCCATAAGAACCACCACCACCAGAACCACCACTTGCAGCAGTGATTCCAGGGAGAACTGTACCTCCACCACCTCCTGATGCAATAACTCCACCAGCACCACCAGAACCAGGATGATCTGGACCAAGCACGGAACTAACACCACCAGGATATCCTGTATCTTGTGGTGATGGTGTTGTAGGAGTGTTTCTTGCTAAACCACCAGCACCTACGGTAACTGTATATGTATATGGTCCAGATCCTGGAAATGCTAATGAAGAATCTGGAATATTATATGGAACTGTGGGTATATTAGTTCTTAAACCACCAGCACCACCGCCACCTCGTCCACCATTACCAGGAGCTGTTTTAGCGCCACCACCACCACCGCCACCAACTACAAGATAATCAATATTATTACCATAACTCACCAATAGCAGTTACATTCAAGAGTTCCTGATGAGTAAAAACATGTGCTCTATAAACATCTCCAGGATAGTAGTAATCACTAATGACACCACCAGTTGCTGTTAATCCTGATGGTGGCACCACAGCGAGCAGCACCAGTCAGCATCCGTTCCAGTATTAGAAAATACATCCAGGTATGCTGCTATTGGATTATTTTGAGAACGAATGCCCATCTTATATACTTTTTAGTTATTTATGTTCAGGAAGGATATGCATATGATATAAGGACTAATCCACTACCACCAGATCCACCATCTCCAGGACCACCAGAAGAATCCAGCACCACCACCTCCGCCACCACCGGAACCAGAGTTATCAAGTGCATCACTATAATCATCATATCCTAGGTACCACCTGTTCGTCCAGTTGATGACACCACCACCATTACCTGCGCCAGCATATCCCCTGCCATTTTGCCCCCCATAGGGTGCTCCACCTCCACGGGCAGCAGCTTGAATTTTCGTAAGGGGGGCTGTAGCATCGTAATACATTGCAGTTGCACCACCACCTGCTACCCAATGGGTTGGACCACTTGCTCCTGGATCTCCATATGGAGCAGGTGCCATGGTTGGTGCAGGAAGTTGAAAGTTAGTAGGAAGTAAATATCCAAGACCACCAGTTCCACCAGAGTGGGCACTTCCATCACCACCACCTTCTCCAACACCACCGGCACCGCCGCCACCACCAGAATAATAATATGGATTCCCTGGATTACCATCTTGTCCACCTCTACCACCAGCATGACCCCAACCAGCATCTGGTGAATTACCAGGAGTGCCAGGGAAAGAAGCACCAGATGCAGTTCCACCAGTTTTGGGATAGTAAAGTCCAGCACCACCGCCAGATCCACCATTTCTACCTGGACCCCCACTTGCATAAGGTGTTCCAGAAGCTCCAGGTAAATCTGCTCGTCCACCAGCACCACCACCTGCTGCTGTTAAAGTTCCTCCTGGGAAGTTAATACTAGAGAGTCCACCATCACTAGCATTTGTATTTGCAGATGATGCCTTTGCTCCACCATTTCCAACAGTTACAGTGACATTAACTGCCCCACTCAAAGAAACATTAGACTTATCAATAACAGCACCTGCTCCACCACCGCCAGTTCCACCATGTCCAGATGGAGAGGAGTATCCAGAACCTCCTCCTCCACCAATGATGACATAATTGATATTTGTATTAAAACTTGCTGGAGTGCTGAAAGGAGCAGTTCCAGTAAATACGTGATAATTTACATCATTATAATTTATTTTTGTACCACCAGATGCTTCTACTGCTGGTGGTGTTGGTACATATGGACTTACTGCATCCTTTCCAGTCTTACTGAAAAAATCAAAGTATGATGCAAAAGGACTGTTAGACTTGATAGGAGCCATAATTAGACATCAGTGTCGCCATTGACGATAAAGTTTACTGCTGATCCAATACCTGTTCCACCTGCATCTGGTGGTTGAACTTCCACTGTAAGACTATCATGATGTGTCATTACAATTGGATATGTACTTTCAAAGAATGTTGTTTCGTTTGGCGCAATATCTATTCTCAAAAATCTATTTGCTGTCACACCATAACCCGTAATAACTGGTGTGGTATTGGGGTTAATATAAAGTGAAACCCTAGCAGTACCAAGACCAGTATTGTGCATAATAATATTTTTCATATAGGTGGTTGATGCAATACCAACTCCACCTGCTGTCGATGTTACTCCAACAGTAAGAATACCAACTGTGGCAATACCAGTGACTGATACAATATCTAATAGTTGTGTCTTTTTAAGCGCCATCTTACTATTTTTCCTTTATTTAGTTGAATAGGGAAGCAGTGATGTCATTGGAGTCACCACTAGCAGGAAGGTTTGTCAGGTTAGCACCCGAACCACTGAATGATGTTGCAGTCACACTACCAGTTACAGTGACACCATTAGTGGTAGTTTCAAGTTTCTTGTTTCCTGCGAAGTGTGCTTCTACACCAGCAGCAGAATTAAATTTCAACCAAGTTTGGTTGGCATTAGCTACATCTTGAACATATCCTGCCGATGCTCTGACATACAAATCACCAGTGCCGGAATCGACAATGAAACTGTGAGATCCAGTGTGATAAATTTCTAAATCATCACCAGTTCCCAACAAAATCTTATCATTATCTTGAAGATCCAGATTTGCATCAAGAACTACATTACCAGAGAATGTTGCACCAGCAAGAGTAGAAATACCACTAACTTCTAAGAAATTGGTTCTTAAGTTGTTAGTATTAGCAATACCTGTCAGAGACGAACCATCACCAATAAATGATGTAGCAGTAACATTACCAGTAGCAGTAACACTACCATCAACTGTTAAATCACCAGGCACTGATGAAACAACATTGCTGAGATTGAAAGCCTTGTAAGCTACAAACTCAATTACATCACCACTTTGTGCCGCAGTAGTGAGTATTACATTCTGAGTATCAGATGCAGTATAGTCAAGTGCGTTGATAAGTTTAGAACCATTGACATATACGTCAAGGTAACCTACATCATATCCAGAGTTGAATACAAAAGTTGTAGTAACTCCAGTAGGTTGATTTGTTTGACGAGCAACTGTGATACTACTATCACTTGGAGCTCTTCCGATATAACCGCTTCTATCTGCCATTAGCTGACCCCCTGTAGAACACCTAGTGTTACGTCAATAGCATTTTCTGTATCACAATAGATATTCACTACATCTCCTCCAGCCAATACTGTCTTACCAGCATCACTAATAACAAAAGAACTTCCACTAGGAACAGGGATATCATTTGCAATAGTGGTAGATGTTACACCAGTCACAATCTCAACCGTAATATTCACATTGTTATTTGTGAGGTTTGAGAATGTACCACCAATCAAAATACTCTTAGTTGAAGATGGTGATGCGTATGAGGTTGTTGGTCCTAGGAACTTAACACTCTGATTGGCGGCAGAAGCAGTGTTTGTAGATGTTTTATCTACAGTGACTTGACTTGCTCCAAGAGCACTTACTTTCGCACCACCTCTGAAGTGTTGATTATCAATAAGATAACCTACACCTACTCCTACAGTTGAGATACCGGTGATTGTGGTAGCATTAGCTCCAATAGTACCATTGGAACTGGTCGTAACAATACCTGCCGATTTAGCTAACGCATTTACAAATAATTCTGCCATTGTTTTACGGGGTGTTAGTGATATTTATTAGCCGCCAAGTGCAATGGCTAGACCAATTGAGATACCTGGTGTAAATGTGACTGTTGCAACTCCTGCAGTGACAATAGTTTCTGTAACACCAACAAAGTTAATTGTAGATGCACTACCAACTAAAGTTCCACCAGAAGAAATTCCAGTAACACCACCAGTGTCGATGATCATCACACCAACCATTGGGGCGTGATTTTGACACTGATAATATAGTGTATTAGGTGCGTCGAATGGAACCTTAAAGGTTACAACACCAACTGCTGCACCATTATTCACAACACCATTAGGATACTGATTACCAGTACCAGTTCCAGGTGAGGTCTTGATGAGGAATGGGTGACCAGAAGCGTTTACATTGAAACGATAGTTCTGACCTCTGCTTAGATATAGTGGAGGGTTATTAGTGTTCTGTGTGAAACCAATACCAGTTGCATTGAACTGATAGGCTCCACTACCACTATTAACTACATCAAACTGAGTGAAGATTTCCTTCTGTGATGCCTCAAGACTGCTGACAGTAGCAATACCAGTAACATTTAAGTTAGCAGTCGTTACTTCTGAACTATTTGTAATCGCGTTTGATTGAACACGACCAGTTACAGTAACATCACCCGACACATAAAGTGAGGTTGAAATCTCACCTGATGCCTCAGGGCTTGGTCTTACAATATGTACATTATATTGAGGAGATGCAGTACCAAGTCCAATTAGACCTGATGGCAATGCAGTAATAACTGTTCCACCTGAACCCACATTGAGTTCAGATATTGCGGTTACAATTCCAGTAAACAGACCATCTTCAGCTGCAATACCCTGACCTTTAACGTCAAGGGTAGTGGTTGGGATAGTGGAACCAATACCGACTTTACCTAGGTCTGAATTTGCAAAGATTAGATCCTCTGCAACTTCAATCCCATTTTTGACTACAAAATTCTTGTTGACAGCCATTTTTCTCCTATAAAGGTTTCACTATCCACCTTATACTTATTTATACTATAAAACTACTCTGAATATTGCCTTAGCAACTCCATTACTACCACCAAGAATAGATGATACGACTGTAACACTACCATTCGTGTATCCAGAAGCACCACCGCCTCCATCTCCACCAACTCCACCTTGTCCACCTGTGGCTCCATTGCCACCGTTTCCACCATTTACATTACCTAAACCAGCAGTTTCAATAATACTATAACCAGCCTTATATCCTCTAGTGATATTTGCTGTATTAGTTACGACAGTACCATCAGACAATCTAAACTGTGTAGTTCCTACATCAGAACAGGCTGATACGCCTTGGTTTCTCCAATAGACACCATAAGGACAGGGTAGTGTTCTACCACCATCAGGGTTCGTTGCTGTTGTATCTGGTGCGACTGGTACTGCAGTGGTGAAGAGTGAACCAAAGATACCAATATTAGAAAGAGTACCAGCAGAGACAGATTCACCACCATTTCCACCTCTTCTACCATAACCTTCATCACCAGATACACCAATACCTCCACCAAATCCACCATTTCCACTACTACCTGCGGAACCACCTTGTCCCACACAGGCAATCAGTGAACCTTTACGATACAGGAATGGAGCATCAATAAGTGTATTCAATCCAGTCAGTATATACTCAACATTCTGTTCCATTGTAAATCTGATTCTTGAGAATCCACCTTCACCACCAACAAAGGAACCGGAATTAGCACCCTTACCACCATATAAATCAACCTCTACCTCAATATCTTTATCTGGGGAGTAGATACTGTAGTAGTTTGTATACTCTCCACCACTAATATCACCACTGCCTGTAGTATCAATTTCAAAATCACCATTAAACAAATCAATAGATGAGATACTAGCTTCTGTCAACCCACCAATAGCCTCAACAATAATTGGGAATGAATCTGCATTAGAGATAGCAGAGAACAATGCTACATCACTTTCAAGTGGTGAGTTAGTTGCGGTTGGGTGAGTTAACTTGCAAGTTATTGTTTGAATACCGACAGTATCAGAACTTGCAGTAAGTGATTCGGTTTGTGAACCACTCAATGTAGTATTGATGATTTTTACAATACCTGTTGAATTACTACCAGCGGGAACATCATATTTGATTTTAATGAAACCATTACCACTAGAATTCCTTTGATCTAATAGTGCAGTAGCTCTAGTATTGTCAAACTTGGAACCTCCGCCAGATCCTCCGCTGCCACCACGGGAGTTATCTTGACCTGAACCACCACCACCGGAACCAGGGGCGCCACCGCCTCCGCCTCCTCCACCGCCGCCATCACCACCTGCAGTTTGTCCTTGAGAACCACCAGAGACAGAAAATGAACCACCAACAGGAACAAAACTACCACCAGATCCGCCACCACCAGCTGGTGCACTTAGGGAGGCGCCACCGCCTCCACCACCACCGCCAGACACGATAGTATATGAACCACTATTCCTATCATAAACACCAGAGGCACCACCGGCACCACCACCTCCACCAGACCAACCACCAGGTCCAGCACCACCACCTCTACCACCAGCACCAACTCCACTAGCACCACCAGTACCATAGGCACCTGCATTTCCACTAGTGCCACTATTGCCAGATCTACCAACTTTCAAGTCTAGTGTAGTTCCTGCACCATTATATGAAAACTTACCATATCTACCACCTCCACCACCACCAGGTGAACCTCCTGCATCACCACCACCACCTCCACCAGATCCACCAGCAACTTCAATCTCAATATCTAATGCATCACTAGGAAGTGTAACTGTGGTGTCTGAAGAAAATGTTTCTTCAAATCTTGTGACAGGAATTTCTTGTGTTGTTGTTCCATCTACAGCATCATTTCCATTTATAGTCCATTGATAAGTAAGAGATTCTGCAAATGTTGCGTCAGAAAGACTTGCATCAATGTTGAATGTTGTATTTCTATTTGGAATTGTAGTGCTATTAGATGGTTGAGCAATAATCTCAATGAATGGGAAAATTGTTACTGTTACAGTATTTGAGTTGAATGGTTCATTAATACCAGAACCAGTCTCTGTTGATGGTTCATATGAAGCCTTCAAGGTAGAAGTCTCTACCACTATCAGTAGGTGATACCAAACTCTGTAAGGATAGTGTAGTTGTGGCAGATCCTGTTACTCCATTACCATCACTGACAGGACCAACACCAATCTCATACCATTGATACTTAAGTGTTCCACTGTTAGTTGGATTTGTGCTGGCAAATGATACTGTTGCAATACCAGTTAGAGTCACTGATGATCCATCAGTGCTCACAGATTCTGGTTGTTGTGTGAATGACAACAGTGGACCATTAAGGTCCAACTGTGTCGGTATTGAACGATATAAGTGAAATCCTACTGCACTCATGAGAAGTTCTGACCTCCAACAACACCGAACAGAGAAGTTCCACCATCAAAAGTCATAAAGGAGTAGATATCAGTTTTAGCTGCTGTTGGTGTAACTACAGGAACTGAACCACCCGGCCAATATACCGGAATCGGTGAACCACCACTTGTTCTGAATGTATCTATACCAACTCCACGAGCTGTTCCACCTTGAAGAATCTTCAGTGTGAATGCTGTAGTGGAATCAGCTGCCGCACCTGTGAGAGTGAAGGAAGTGATGTTTTCAGAAGTAGTGAGAAGGAATGATTGAGCCTCTGAAAGATTCAGAGTTACAACACCAGAATCACTCGTAACAGTTTTTGCTATCTCATAATAAGACTTAAGTCTAGCCGTACCTTCAACATCAAGTGATGCTCTTGGTGCCGTAGTTCCAATACCGACACCAACGAAACTCACCATTCGCGGGGGTAGAAAGAATCGTGCCACCAGTTCCAACATGTAGTTGAGTTGCGGTCATCAGACCAACATTCAATGAACCACCAGTTGTTTCAATATCACCAACAGATAGTGTGACACCAGAACCAATTACAACATCTTGGTTGAAGTATACTTTACCATCAAATCGTGATTCATTGGCGACCCACAGTGAAGTAGTAGCTGTACCTGCGATCCTTAGTTGTGAAGTAACACCCAGTGATGTTCCAATACCAACCTTCAGGTCAGGATTGTCCTTGGTATATGCCCACTCATTGGTGGAGTTATTAGTCCAGATACTATCAAGGTTAGAAAGTTGTGAACCATCACCCTCAAATGTGCCTCTAATGTTTCCACCAAAGACGTGGAGTTTGAACCCATTAGCTGTGGTTCCAATACCTACACCACCTGTTCCATCAATGGATACCTGTGTAGAACCAGAACCAACCAATACGGTGCTCTCACCGAGTGCACCAGTTGCAATACCAACCTTATCAAACAGAACACTCTGACCATACTGGTCAAGTGATACAGCACCAAAGGTACTCCAATTATTATCAGTGGTATAACTCCAACCAAGAATACCACCAGGTGTTGGATTAGCGTTATAAACTACATCACCAGGGTTTCCAGCGTTCACTGGAGTAGAAATACCAACTGTATATTTTCTAGAAACAGTGGCATCACCCTGAAGGAACATACTTACAGCTTCCAAACCATCTTCAGAAGTAGAAGTTACCTTCTTGTTCAGTACAACAGGACCATCAAACTCTGATACAAAGTTATTATTGATACCACCACTAACCTTGATAGAACCAGTGATGTCAGCTGCTGATGTCTCAACAATATCAACACTCACATCTCTATCTACAGATGCAACATCCTCACCAGTTACAGTTGGTACAGGTGTATTATAGATGTCAGCCTTACCAGTAGTAGAAGAAAGTCTTCTGTTACCAACAAAGTAGTCACCCTTATCATTCATACCAGTGTAAACACTGAGACCACCATCAGACCTGAAGGACTGAGATAGTGTCTGTTCTGTTAGTGTAGGTGAAGTATCCTGTCTGTCAGGAAGTGCAGTTGAGTAGTTACCAGGTCCATAACCTTGATACTCAAAGGTGTGACCAGAAGCTCTAACAATAGAAGGTCTTCTAAACTCAACACTATTGACTTTAACTCTTCTTACAACAGAACCAGCGTCATGTATAGAAGCTCTTGTTCCAAACAATCCTCTGAATACACGAACTGGGTTTCCAGTTACAGTTCTCTTAACTCTAAGAACCTCATCATCAATTCTCAGATAGTCACCAATGTTGATATCTAGATTTTCAATATTGAGGATTTCAACTTCATCATCAGACGAAGAAGAAACAGCTGAAGAAAGTGTAGTTGTAATACCAGCGTAGATATCCTGAACTCTACCACCAAAGTTCTCACCATATAGGACAGCTGGACCTTCTTGTGAAGTCAATCCAGGAAGATATGCCTTGATAGTTCCACCAATGGTTGGTGATAGAGTACTAATACCAATATTTGCTGTGAATGTTGTGAGATTAGTAATCTCTGTAACCAAGAAGTCTCCATTTGCAAGTTCAGTATTAGCTCCACCGAACACAATCTTATTATTAGGTCTCAAACCATGATTTTGAGCCTGTAACAACAGTTGCAAATCCACTTACATTGTCATAAACAATAGATGAAACATCCAGTGTCTTACCAGTTACATGAGTGAACGCGTTTGTAGAAAGTGTTACACCAACACCAGTCACACTAGCTCCACTGATAGCTACAACGGATGAAGCTTCAAAGGCATTATTGGTAGTAATACCAGTAATACGATAGAGTGAGTTATATCCTTCATATGAAGTAGATTGGATACCAGCAACACGAACTGTATCACCAACATTATTACCAATTTGTGTTACAGTCACAGTTGCTTGTGAGAATCCTGTGGTTGTAGCCGTTCCAGTTATATTCAGAACATCTCCAACTTGATAGTCAGAACCACTGTTCATGACCTCAACATCTGAGATACTACCAGAACCATCTACTGTGATTCTTGCTGTAGCACTTACCCCTCTTGCACTTCCTGTATTAACGAGGATTGCGTTATAAAAGTTCTCAATAGATCCAGTACCATTACCATATCCAGCACCACTACTAGCAACACTAACAACAGAAGCTCTATTCAGTCCATGATCATGTTGAGTGAAGATGGTATGAGCTGTTCCTGTTGGATTGGAGATAATGTCAGTAACACCAAGACCTACACCAAAGTCAAGTAAAGCGGTATCAATAGTCTTTTTGGTGATACTGTTTCTAGGATCATCAACTACAACTTCACCAAGAGGAGTTGGTTTGGCATATGTTTTAGAACCATTAGGATCAAACTGAGGATTATCTCTATCATACTGTGGATACAGATCTCTGATAGGTGATGGGAATGAGAATTGATCCTTATCATTGAATGGTGATACAACAGGAGTGTTAGATGAATCAATAACAGTCAGATAGTAGATACCATCTTGTTCTCCAGTCACATACTCTCTTAAAGTATTAACATCATAGATGAAGAAAGTGTCCTTAGATTGTGTTCTCTGGAATGTAGGTAGAGATGTGGTTCTCAGTGATGTGTTGTTCTGGAATGAACCAGGATCAGCTACAGGACCACTTACAAAGAAGGTGTTAGCACTTGAGATACCAGAAACTGTGAATTTATTATTGAACGCTGAGTTAGCAACACCAGTTGTATTATTGCTAGACTGAACATTATTGATTCTAATTTGTGTTCCTTCAATCAAACCGTGTGGTTGTTCAGAAGTGAAATATGAAGTACCACCAGCCCAATTAGCCTCTCTCAAGAAACTGAAATTTCTCATCTCAGTTTCATTGGTCATAGTGACCAAACTTGGGTTGTACTGAAGTGCAACCTCAACATTACTGTCACCAGTTACTTTGTTTGATTCCTGAAGAACATAATTGACTCTAGGAGCACGAGCAGAGGTAATACCACTACCAGCAGGAACTACATATCTGAATGTGTAAATCTTCTCGTTATTCTTTCTGGTATCAGGTTTTCTAGTGATGAATGTTCTTGGTGTTGCAGCTCCAAGACCAGCCACACCAAGAGAAGCCACTGTTCCATAGATGGTATTCTCTGTTGTAGTAGTAGATACATTAACAAACCACTGGTTCTGAGTATTGTCATACTGAACAGGGTGTCCAATATCACCAGCGATCTTATCAGATACTCTAGATTCAATTACCAGGTTACCACCAGCGTTGTTGAAACTAGTTTCTGAACCATCTAGAGAATCATTGAGTGTGGTTGCCAGTTGAATCTGGTTAGCAGCAACACCATCAGTGATGGCAAAATATAGTCTATTGTTGTCCAGACCATCAGGTAGTCTAGCATTATCACTCAGAATCCTAACACTTTCACCATTAATAAATCCATGATTCTCAGTGAAGGTGATAGTAGAAGATGCAATACTATTACCTGTTCCTACATTTCTACCAATATTGTATGCCTTTACAGAACTCTTGTCTGTATCAGGCATCACGATACGAGCAAAGTAGTTAGTTGGAGTTCCACCTTGTGAGATGATAACATTCAACTTATCATTCACCTTAGCTCCAACTCTATATCCCTGAATAACAGTTTCAGGAATAGAAGACTCGTTTGTCTCCTGATACAGATAAAGATGACCAGTGGAAGCAACACCAACAGTCTTTGCTACATCAATAGAATTAAATTCTAGGTTGACATTCTGTGTTACACTCTCCCTTGGTGGAATAATGTGTGAGATATAACCAACATCGTCTCTTGTAAATGCTTCTTCTCTAAATCCTTTCGAAATCAGTGAGTTCTGACCAAAGTTAGAGTTGGAGTTTGTAATACTGGTATCACCACCAGATTCGTTGATGAACTGTTGTGCAAAACCAATAGCGAAGATCGAAACTTGCTGAGTTACAGAGTTGTTCGATGTCTTCATATGGAAGTTATAATATGAAGGCTTGTAGATAGCGTTAGGATCACTATGGAGGTTATCTACAGTGGTGGAATCATCAAATCCACCTGTGCTTTGGTTGAACTTCAGGAATGCATTGTCATCCTTCTGGAGAGATACACCAGTGAATTGAGCAACAACCATGGATTTAAATCCAGTGGCTTTTGATCCATCAGCGTGCATACCACACATACCATACACTGATCTCAGTGAGATATTGAAGATGTATGGAGATGCAGAGGTAACTGTATCAGTATCCAATGCAACAGTAGCACCAGTAACAGCAGGAAGTGCATCTACTGGAACATCAGGAACTTGATAGGTGAATGATAGCGTTTCACCATCAGAATTACTAGTCAGAACTTCCTGAACAGAATAACTACCATTATAATCACTATCTGCAACACCATTCACAATGAATGTGGTGTCTACATCCAAACCAGCAACACCAGATGACATTGTTGCAGTAACAATAGCAGTAGATGTAGATCCATCACCAGCCTTGATACTTGTAATACCAACTTCACCACCAGTTGGTCCGACAATACGGAATTCATCAACCTTGGTTTGAATATCAAGTGTTCCTGAAGGATAATCAGGTTCGATTGCTCTACCAGATGCAGAACCATAGGCCAAACCAACCTTCTCATAATACATATCCAGATCAGTTCTGGCAGATGAGTAGGTTACAAAGTCATCAGCAATATTGACACCATTTGCACCATCAGCATACTCAAAACAAGTGAGTTTGTGGTGTGAGAAGTTAGGAACAAACTGAGCAGTTGTATAGTCCTTGTATGCCAAACCATTTGGATCAGGCAGTCGAACATCGAGAACTGCCACAGGTAACAACCACCTGTCAGTCTGAATAGAGAAGTTCTTTCAATACTATCGTTCTCAGGGTTGGGAACATATAGAGGACGAATCTTTGTCTTTCTCAGATCTTGTCCAACAATCGAAACACCACGGGGAACAATGACACCACCATGAATAGAGTTCAGTTTGTAAAGTGCATTATCAGTGGTAGTAAGATCAAAGTTTGATGTGGAGTTAAAAGGTGAAAAATCAGAAGAGGTAGTGCCATCCCTCAACTGATAGTTATTTGTACCATCAGGAATCCATCCTGGTCTGTTATCAATAACGTGTTCTGCAGGATACAACATGATCGTCGTCTTTGCAAAACGATCATTGTCTAATCCAACCTGATATGAGAATCTAGCTGCTTCTACAAGTGCTCTCTGAATTGTAAGGAACGGGCGACCCATCGAGTTGCCCTGATTCTCAATACTATCAGTGGCATCCAGGTCATTTGGGTTTACATAAAGAATGTTACCACGAACGTTCTTTAGGAAATTATCTAAGCGACTGAGTGGCATCTTACTCGCACAATTACTTCTATTAACCTTATTTAGTATGCATAAAGAAACCACCTATAAGGTGGTTTTGATTACCACAGAGTGGTACACTTCCTTCACACTTCATTATTTAGAAGGTATTCAATTGTGTTAGCAACATCGTCCATAGCATCTCTCAAATCTCTCTGACTACCACTCTCTTGAAGATAACTGTCTTCATTAGAGGTAAGTGTCCATCTCCATATTTCTAACTCTTTCGAAAACCATAAATTTACTACCATTAGAAAAGATGTAACTGGGTATTAGTTTCCTCTATGTATGTCACATCATGAGTTTCGACGTAGTTATGGAAACAGATCTTAAGTTCTTTTACTGTCAAACCACAATGTTTGGCAGCTTTAGGAACATTCCATCTTGCGATGAAAAGGTTTTCCATGGCTTCTCTAGTTGCTTTTCTCATTAAAAAAAAGTAAAGGGGTCAAAAAATACCAGGGATTTTTTATTCGACTTTTTTGAAACTAAAAGTCGAATTTCCCTGTGGGTTCTGATACTACTGGTGATATGTATCTAACAATCTCATCATCAACAAGAGCCCTGACCATCTCCAGGACTTCCATAAACTCATCAACCGTATCACACTCTACCTTACGTTCTGTTCCTTCATTAGAGAACATAACAAAGGTTCTTGCACCAACGTTGACCATGACATCTGTTAGATACTCATCGTCTTCGTTTTCAAGTTCAAAGTCTTCTGGGTTGTAATCCGTCATAGAGTTCTTTTGATACTTAGGTATTATAACACACTCAGACCCCTGTGGGTGGGTCTTGTGACAGTTTCCTATTCGGTCCCTGTGTTCAATAGGTTCTTATAGGGGATGAGTTCATTTGACTCATAAAACTACCATTTGCAGTGAGTTCATTTTCTGAGTTACCAATATGTGTTCTATATGCCCAGATAGCAATGTTCAGTTCATTTCTCTTTGTTCTTACTGAATTTACAAGTGTTATCTTCTCAGGGAATGAGTTACTACCTGATAATGCAGCTTCTGCGGCATTTCTAGCACTAATAGCGGCATTCAGATCACTATCATTACAACCTGAGAGAGATGCATATGCTTGTTGAGCTAATCCCACATTTCCATTAAAAATTCTCACATCACCTTCTGATGCATTACCACCACCAGCTGAAATTGGTTTCTGTCCAAATCCAACTGCATAATAAATCTTACCAGCACCAACGTTTGGTTCCACAACATTTACAATATCATCAGGTAACAGATCAGGATCTGGGAAACCCTCCAAGAACTTATTCCACTCCTGAGATGCTGGACTAGCACCATTATTAATATACTTAATCTTCACACCATTTCCAAAATCACTGTTACCAAGTAGACTGATTGTTTGTGGAGCATATGGACTAACTTCTGGGTTAATCGCAAACTCATCACTAATCAGATCTGGATCTTTACTGAAATCAAAGTATGTATACTTACCATCACTGCCTGGTGCAGTTACAGCAGAAACAGACGGATTTTGTAGTGTAATTAGTGGAACAGTATATGTTGACGCAGTTCCCACACTAATAACATCACTATAAGGTCTAAGGTCCATGGTGGTAGAACTCACACCAACAACAATATTACCAGCTTCTGCAAAAATACCAAATCTGCTTGGTGTTATGACCATGCCAGTTTTAATTCCAAGATTAACATTAGGTGTTAATAATGTGATTGTATTAAACCCTGCAGAAATAGTTCCAATACCAGTAGCTACGAATAAATCACCGATATCTCTAGCATATGGCTCATTATACAATAGAAGACCATGGAGGTTGTCGGGTTGCTAGATAAGTATCAAATGCAGAACCAGCACTGACTAGTGTTTCATCACCACCCATAGCAACTGTAGTAATTCCTGGACCAGTACCTCCACCACCAACTGGTCCTGTATACCACATCATTGACCCTGTAGTAGAATCCAATAGCGGAAGTTCCAGTGCCAGTATTTTCAAGTTTAGGATAAGTTGGAGATAGTTTAGTACAGGTACAAATAACATCATTTCTGATACCACCTGCTCCAGGACCACTAGTAACTGCAGCAGTATTGATACCAGTTACTCTCCAGAAGAGATCACTTCTACAATTCTGAACATCAATCCTCTTCTGATATTCATCTCTTACTTTCTCAAGAGTATTGTTTGTTTCAACAATAATATTTTGCAGGTTCCTATCTACATTCTTGATAGCTTCATCGTATGGAATCTTTTCATTATCACTTAAAGTAATCTTCAATTTTGCCTGCTCAACAGTATTTCTAGCAGTTGTACTGATACCAGAAACACCACTGGACATTTGATCTGTATATAATTCAGCCATTATGAGTTTTTAGTTATTTATTTACAGTTCTAACCACTTTGTGGGATGAGTGCACCCTTGATGATAATTTTGATACTCTGGTTTCAAAGTCACTCTTACATCACCAGCAATTACAATTCTTTCATTCTCTTGGTCTGACACCTTCAGAGTAGAGTGAAGAACATCACTTGGAAAGATGAGAACACTGCCTTCATGTGGTGTAATAGTATAGTTGTTACAGTTGTATTTGTTAAATCCTTTGATTGTATTTCTTTGTTTACTAGTCTCAAATAATCCACCAGTATTCTCATTTACATTTTTAGATTGTGACACACAGAATTTGTCTGAATTGTCACATGACTTGAGGTAGTAAACAAAACTTATATTTGCCTCATTGTGACTATGAACATTCAAAACAGGCACTTCTTTATTGTGATATCCAACCCATGATTTGGATACAAAGTAACTCAACTTCTCATGATCCACATTCAAGTGAGTCATGTAATCATCAATATTTTTTTTCAGATCATCAAAGAAAGGTTCATACTTTTCTTCTGTATGTAAGAAGATGCGACCTGAGTATTCAGGACTTTCATTCTCATAACCATTGAACCAATATTGTTTCAGTTCATCAGTATATTGTTTGAACTCGCTATGACAATCAATATTCCCCTGATAAACAACCAGAGGAAATATCTCATGAACTTTACTCATCAATTATCATTCAATCTATACTCACTATTATCACCTGGATAGTCATTAGTTGTTAAGCCTTCATACTCAGGGATATTCTTTTCACCATCAGTTCTCACACCAAATACCACATAACTACACTTGATAGGACCACCTGATGCATTCTTCACAGTCACTTTAGTTCCCCATTCAATCTTCTCAACAAACAATTCTTGATAAGAACCCATGGGTGTAAGATGGACACCAATACTATCAGGATCAACTAACTCTCTCCAGTAATCTGGTAGGTTAATGGTTGTAGTATTCTCCATTCTACCACGATAGAATACCTCAGCATCTGGACCTTCAAGACAAATATGTCTCAGTCTATGATTTTCTTTGGTTGGGTGTGGAATATCAAATCCCTTCTTTAGTACAGCAATAGCATGAGTGGCGTTAAGTGTTGTTTTAGTTGTTATAAAATCAGGTGCAAACATAGGAGCTGCACCTATAACTGGAGAATCTTTTAAGTCAAGAGCAACATTTTTATTAACACCAATCTCTGACTTGAAGAGTGCAAAGACTTTATTTGAAATGTCTGTATAGAGAGCTGCGATATCGTCTTTTATAATACTCGTATTGGTATATGCTGCCTCCAACAAAGTTATTGCTGTTGCTTGAACTGTAAAGAATGAAGGACCACAGAATACAGTCACACCAACAGGACCAGCAAGATCACCAATGATCACATCAGTTGGTAGTGCTGGAACTAGTGGAGCGTTTCTTATTTTGACCAATGAGAGTGGTAGTGGAATGGCATCAGGATTGATACATCTACTGATACACACATTACTCTCACCAGGAGCAAAGACAGGAGTTCCAACATCTAGGGGACCTTCAATGAAGGCACTACCTCTGATATTGCCCTTTATCCCAACTAAATTGAGAGCTTGAGGAACTGATATACCAACTGTTAATTGTTTTTTTACACCAAAATCAGGTACATTAGGCATCTTGTATTACCTCCAATCTAGGAACATCTTGTCTTTCGCCAATAATAAAGTAATGACAATCAATAGGAACACCAGGTCTAGCCTCTAGTTTCACTTGATTGTCACTCACACCCTTCACAATGATATCTTGAAAGGCACCAACAGGTGTAATACTAACTGTAACTGAACCAGGTCTCACAAGTTCAACCCACTCAATAGGTAGGTTGATAACCTTCTTACCACCTTTCAGTCTTCCTCTACAATATACAGAGTTCTCAGGTCCATCTAGTGAACCATAGACTAAACTCTTTCCTTCTTCTACAGGGTGATTAATTTTCATTACTTAAATATTCCAAATACATCGGCACCATATCCAATTTTCATTTGTTTTTCGAATGTTGTTCCAAATAGGTCAACAATACCACCAATAAAAGGTATTTTACTTGTAGTTGTCTTAGAACCTGCACTTACAATAGCAGTAGATGAACCATCACACCACTCAGTGAGGCCACCATACATGTTTAATACACTCTCTCCACAAATTTCAACACTTTTGGTTGAGAAGAACTTAGCCGCGGTCACTCCTTTACAATCAATAGTATTACCACTTGCAGTTACACCATTAGTAGCAGTAATTTGAACGTTTCCCCTCTTATCTCCACCAGTGGCAGTAATGTCAATATCAAGAGCCTCAAGTCTAATACGACCATTGGATGCTCTGATTACAACATCACCACTCTCTGCATCTAAAAAGATACCTGGCTCATTATCAGGGACACCTTTACCATGTTTAACTTGAAAGGATCCTGGCCCTCTAAAATTTGTACTATGTTTTCTAAACTTCTTTCCACCAGGACCATCCATGGTCATGTAATGTTCGTAAGTGTATCCACTCCTTAACATCACTGCAGATCTTACATTATCAGTATGGACATGTCCAAACTTGATCTCACCCTCAGCGGTTCCGTATCTAATTTTATGATAGTTTTTGTTTTGCGACATTAGACACTACCTACACAATCGATAACAGAAATAACTTTGTCCTGTAAATCTGGTTCTCTTTCGAGATCATTTTCACCCACTCTATCTATACAGAACTTGGGAACAATGAATGAACCAAATCCACTATCTGATTCAATGTAACATTGAGGCATTTCTTGGAAACCTTCACCACCAGCAGTTACTTTAATAGAAAGTAATCTACCAAACCTATCAAACTTAGGTACAGCCGTGGCTCCCATATCAGGTTTGATGACAACTTTATCTGTTGGTTGATAATCCACACCAGATTCGTCAACAATCAACTCACAAAGATACAATATGACCGGATAAGAAGAAGTTGATGGATACTTATCAACAAATTTAACACCCTCCATAATTGTTGGTGAAGTCATACTACCACCATTAGGGAAAAGAGTAGGAGTGCCAGGTAGTATTTCAGTTGTGTTTCCATCAGGATCAAAACCTTCAGACAGATTTGAATTAGATGGTGTGGTTACTGTTGATCCTGGTGGAATGTTTACAGTATTTCCTGGTGGAATTGGTGGATAATAATCAGTACCAAATCCATCTTCACCAGGTACAATTCCACCATTAGAGGGAACAAACCTACCATCACCTATTATAATAGTTTCATCCGTTTCTGCCCATACTTGACCATCGCCCCCTGTCGCACCATTTGGTGATGAAAGATAACCATAACCAGGATTGATGACGGTTACACCTATAATACCAGTTTGTGTCGATGTACCACTAGCATTAAGGGAAGCACCAAGAGCTTCACCAGTTCCCGCAAATGTTCTATCTAAAATAATAGATCCAAAAGCAGTAATTGTAGCAGTGCCAGGTAGTTCAACACTTCCTGCATTACCAGTCAATTTTATAATCATTCCTGGTACTAAACTTTCAAGAACAGATTTAGGTTGTACATTCTTAATTACATTTGAACCAGCAACGAGATCACCAGTAAAGTTAGCGGAGAATGAACTATCAAAACCTTCAGGAACAGGTACAGTGCCATATTCAGGTCTCACAATGATATCATCAGGAAGATCACCACCAAGAATATTGTAGTTTGAAACAACAGGACCAAATATTGGTTCAATAACACCACCTTGTCCTAATCCACAATCATCATATACATTGAGAGAGGAACTATCACTATCAAAACCATAACCAGAACTGACGATATCTGCGCCCATGATTTCACCACCACCAGACACAATTAGATTGATTTTTGCACCACTTCCAGGGCCTACAACCTGAATTGTCGGAGGACCACAACTCCTTGGTCCAACATCACATGAAGCACCATCAAATATACCAGAGAAATCAATATCATCAAATGAACTTCCAAGTTGAGTGACTGAACTAGTTACACTTTCAGCCCTACTGATGATACGATCAATATCAAAAGAACCACCATTGCTAGCACCAGAACTCATACTCCATTCTTTAACTGTAGCACATTTGGGTCTTTTCAAACACTGTAGCAATGCAATAACATCCATTACAACACCACCGGCTTCATCAAGAAGCCCTCCAATACTACTAACAACACCACTCACATCAGATAATAGACCATCAACAGCACTAATAATGTTACCAACAACATTTCCTATGACTGTAGAGACAAAATCTTCTATAAAACAAGAAGGAACATTTACAAGTTTAGTTGGAACTGTAATTGAAAGATCAATACTATCTCCTGAAAGTACTCCGAACATATTACCAAGTAATCCAGAAATCTGACTAGGCAATAGTGATGCACTAGTTATACCAGCGCAAGCCATCACGTCCATTATTTTAGTTACAGTTTCTTTGAAAAAATCTTTCACGTCCGGTGGAAAAATCGCAAATAATTCTCTTTCGGCAAAATTCCTTAGATGCATTAATTCTTTTTGTATTCTATTAATGATTGTCTTCATGAACCCAGAAATCTTATCAGTCAATTTCTTAGTTAACTTTTGAATATACTCTTGAGCATCCGCAAGACCAGCTGTTAAAGCTGCTCTAGCATCATATATCATTTGGTTAATCTTTTGAACCTCATTCAACGCATTCTTAATTTCAACTGAAATACTGTGTGCTGGTATTGGTTCACAATCTTCAGGAAAAGCAAGAGGAAACTGGTGGATCTGGTTTTGCGTCTGCTATATCTTAGTAACATTATTACCATTGACACTACTTGTTATCTGGTCATTAACAAGATTTCCAGTAGCATTTTCTTGTGATAATATTTCATCACCACCATTCTCTCTTACTTGAAGTGTAGATCTCTTTGAACCAAACACCGGATCTTGTGCTGGATATCCATCAAAAGGAAGAAACCTAGTTGGACTAATGTTCTTCATCACCGCATTATAATCATTGTATCCTAAGATACCCATGATAATAGGAATTTGTGCATCATCACCATCCATGAACCAACCGAACACAAATGTTCCTTGTGTCAGGTTTGCACTCTGAGATGAACCTCTACCACCACCACCTGCGGTGACAGGATACATCACATATGCCCATGGCAGTTCATCATCAGGAATATCATCTGCGTTGGCAGTATGATATCCCATGATACGAACACGGTATCTCTCACCAAAACCTTTTGTTTCCCGATTGTTATCTTGTTGTGTTCCAGGTATATTTTCTCGCCATGATTCCTCAGGTGGGATCTGTCCGATCCACCATTGGAAACCATCTCTACCTACGAAATGTTTTTTAAATAAAGTTTCGTCAATCATTAAAAATTTTACCTCTCGCCATATGAGTCTCTTACCAAACCAAGACTGGTAAAAGTTGACTTTGGAGTAATCCTATGACACACATGTGCTACCATATATATGCCTCCACTTTGATCATTGGTATTAGTTAGATCAGCACCGGACAACTCAGGAAAACTACATTCAACTAGATCACCAGCTTTAATACTAAAATCACCAGCGATAGTTATTTGTGCCTTTACACTGAACAACTGATTATATCTCATTATACTCTGAACCGCAGTATCTTCAGCTTGGAAATTTGGTTCTCCAGGATTGGCTTTCTGATTATCGAGTTGTGCGTCTCCAGTTCCTTTTGGATTCACACCAATGTCCAGAATGTGAGTCATAAATCTAGATGGTGTTCTTGTGAATTCTTTTGCTACAAAACTATAGTCATCACCTTTTCTACCAGCAACCTCAACATCACTCGATTGTTGCTCAATACTATATGAAACCTCTCTGTAATTCATAGCTAAGAAGTCAAAGAAAATTGATTTGTTATTATAAGTTCCCAGTGTGAGGTTCTGGTGTAGTTCAGTATCACTTTCGATAGTATAGTTTAGAATGTTGTTATCTTTACCTTTAACTTTATTACCAGTGTTATTGTAATTAAACTTCTTTACTGATGATCCTCTGAACAAATTATCAATAGATTTAAAGTGAAACCCTTCTCTGGTTTGAAAGAATAAGAAACCAGCTGCACCACCTACACCCTGTGCAGGAACAGACTTTGATGCTAGCCAAGTACAAACATAAAATGGTTTTCTATCATTACCAATAAAGTTATACTCCAGTGATGTTTCGTCTACATCAACCTCACCAGACACAGGAAGAACATCACCTAGAATAGAACTGATGTGATCAGATATCTTACCTTCATATCTTTTAGTAACTCTGGTCTGTGTATTAGCAAAGTATTCTTGAGAGGCGAAGTCAAGAACATACAAGTCCTGTTGTGTTCCAGGGATAGCATCTCTCGCTCTGTTCACATACAAAGGAACCTCTAGTGTTCCACCCTGATTATCACTTATCTTAATCTGTGCTCTCTCACCACCTCTGATGGGTAGACCATCCAAAGATCCTCTACCAGGACCATCGGCTTCATTGCCTGTTTCAACAATAGTTGCACTGGCAGATATTGTATTTGAAAGAACACTCTCATAGTAATTATATTCTACCACACCAGCAGAAAGATCTACAGATCCACCTCCAGTATTGGAGTTGATCTGAAATGATTCAATATTACCTGCTTGTGATAGATCTTTTTCTGACATTAACCTACTTTATACAAGGACCCTAAGAGTTGTGCTTCATAATAACTATTTAACAGGTTTCCAGAACCTGTTGATCCAGTAGAGGATTTGCCACCTCCACCACCTCCTGATGATTGTTGTGGGGGTGGTAATGGAACAATAGTTGGTGACCCTTCGCCAGGGTTTTCATATGAAGCTTGTTTCTCAACACTACCAATATTCTGAGTTGGTGCCTTCTGTGGTGTGATTGTAGGTGTTGATGGTTCTGGTGTTTGGCCAGGAGCTTCTGGTGTATCAGTTGGAGTGATCTTTGGTTCTTCCTTCTGTTGTGAGTTATACTCTTTCATATCCTCTTCATATTTGGCTGCACCAGATCTACCTGTGTATTCAGACCTTTCAGGTTTCTTCATCTCAGGAGGATCAACTGGTTTTACATCTTGACCAGTCATAGTTTCTGTAGGAGTAACTTCTGCTTTTACCGGAGTACCCTGTCTGGCCTCATACTTCTTAAGATCTTTTTCATATTGAGCTGCACCAGATCTACCTGTGTATTCAGACCTTTCGGGCTTCTTCATCTCTTCAGATGGATCAACTGGTGATACTTTAGCAACAGTTGGTGGGGGATTAGGTGATCCTTTCTCTTCCTTCTGTTCTGGATCCGCTCCACCTTTCAGTGAGGCCATCTTGGCTTTAATCCTAGATCTCATAGTATTACCACCATGGCTCAATACTCTAGAAACATTGATGTTAGGATCAGATGGTTTTAGTTTATCAAGATCCCATCTCTGTGGGCCACCTGGCAATCGTCCAGTGGATGTAGCTTCTCTTTCCCACTCACCATGAGTTCTTACATTCTTATCAACAGTTGATGCATCCCAACCCCAATCCAAAGCAATCTGTGCCGCCTCAGTAACCATAGCATCCATCTGTGCTGAGGTTGGTGGTGTAGGCCATGATGATGCTCTGTCTTGATTGTCTGGTCCGTGCATAGCAGCAACACTCAAACCAATAGAACCAGTATTAGCACCTGCTGTGTGTGAGTTTTTATCCTGACCATAAGGTGTATATCTTACAGCCTTACCACTACCAAGGAAGGTAGTATGATAGTAAGAGTAAGGTGTATTGTGACCTCCAGCTGTCCAGTGAAGGAACATCTTTCTATTCTTATCACCACCAGATGCATTGTATGGTGTGACTGATTGACTAGAACTTGGAGCAACAGCTTTCAATCCAGCAGTATCAGATCCAGGTCTATCTCCCTGCATAGTGGGACTACCACTCTGATCTGTTGAACTACTTTCTGTTGAAGCAGGTGGACTATCAGGAGAAGTATTACTGATGGCTTCCTCTTCAGTATTACCTACGAAACCACCATCTCCACCAGTTCTAAAGTATCCAACTCCCGGTTGAAGATAGTATTTACCTTCGGATATCTCTTTAGCCTGTTCTGACATAACACCAGTCTGTCCAGAGGCATTGGTTAGATCTCCTTGATTTACTTCCGTCTCCTCACCATCTGCCATTGGATCTCTACTGAAGAACGCCTTCATCATAATAGGGGCAATCTGTAGTGGATTGATCATCAATGCAGGGAAATTAACAATTCCATAATCCACAAAAGGAATATTCAACTTTGGCAATCCCTCATACATTCTCTTAAAACCATCACCAGCCCAACCAAGAACCTTTTGTCCTGTTTGAAGAACAGCCGCAATATCTTCTTTTAACTTGTTACCAACCTCACTAACTCCACCACCTTTAAGTAAGATATAAAACAACTCACCAACATACTCACCAATCAACTCACCAAGGATGGTTCCAATGATAGGAATAGGAAGGAAGGTTCCTAAGAAACCACCCAACAGAGTACCACCAGCTTTGAACAAAGCTTTATCAAGTTTCTTATCTGGTTTACCATCACCATCAGCATCTTCAAAATAAGTAGTGACAGCAACAATCAGAGGACCAATGATAGGTATTCTAGACATACCTGACTTGGTTGCCAGTAATCCACCCTGTTTGGTAATAAAACTCGTGGCCTTATTCTTTCCAAAGGTTTTAATCAAACCTCTGTTCAGAGATCTATTAGCACCACCCTTAAAGAGTTGGCTTCCTTTTATCCCACCACCAAGGGATCCCATCATAGGGGCAGATGTTAGTCTGCCAGAACTTATTGCCTTGTTAACATTTGTTAGTGCCCTTCTAGAATCTAAACCATTATCAAGCAGGCCTTGGAACATTCTGGCAGCTTCATCACCATACTGTGCTCGTACCTGTAAGGTTTTCTTACTCAGAGTGTTGGTTATTCTTCCAGAACCACCAGGAAGTCTTCTAAATCCTTCACCAATACCAAGGTTACGACCAGCACCAGCACCACCTCTATTAGTAAGTCTATCTAATGCTCCTGATGTTCTTCCTAGTTGTTGTGTTCTTGTATTGAATGTAGCAGCTCTACCTGCTGCCTTTGCTGCATTACCGATTGCCTTGGATATATCAGCAATCTTCTCTACTCCCCTAGTAATAAAACCAGGAAGAACTTTACCTAGAGCTTTAAAGGTAGCCTTAATACCATTCCCAATCTTACCCCAGATATTTGGTTTGAAATTCTTTAACTTAGTAAGACCATCTTTAAAGAACTTGGATACCTTAGGTCCAAGTAGTTTGAATGTTTCATTCAGACCTTTAAATCCTAAGAATGTTAGGTGAAGATTTTTAGTTGCAAACTCAATACCAGACATGATTGGTCTGGCAAACTTGAGTAATGAGAGTGCAACAAACCCTAAGAATAACTGTGTAAAGAAGTTAAAGATACCTAACCCTTCACCAGCTTTTTTACCTTGGTTCAATAAGAAACCACCAACACCAGCCAGAATACCCTCTCTCTTATTCTCCTTCTCTCTCTTCTTTGCCTTCTCTCTATCCTTTCTTGCAGTAGCTGCCCTCTTCTTCTTGGACGCAATACCTTTTCCAGTAACAGATTCAATTGATCCAGTGAGAGATACAATACTATCCAACTGATTAGTGATGGATGTGAATGAAACCTTACCTACTGGTTTTACTGTTTGAACTTTTGGTTCTACAGGATCAGGAAGAGCCAACCCACCAAACATAGGTGATGTTGGTATGATATCAGATGAACCAACCTTTGTGATTGCACCAGGTTCTTCAGTTCCACCTTCTCCACCCTTTCCTTTCTTTTTCTTTCTACCCTTACCAGTAACTCTATTCTTTACAGCATTCTTAGTCCTTACCTTTTATAAACTTCTTGGCACCATCCATCACTGCCTTCTTGGTCATCGTTCCGGCCAAGACTTTAGATGCAGCTGTAAGAGCTGCTATAGATCCTGATATTACAGCCATTATACGATATTATAAATGGATTTGATGACCAACAACTCTGGATTATTCTGATCTGTTGATGAGAACATGGGTGCATCTGTTTGGTTTCCACCAGAACTAGAAGTTGGTTGTTTTTGTCCTGGTATAGGTAGAGGAACAATACCACCTGATCCAGTTCGAGACTTGGGTGGTTGTATGTTAGATCTTGATGATGGTTTTACTTTAGGTGACACTATCGGTAGTGAAGAACTGCCAGGTGTCATACTTGGAACAGTCAGGTCTGAGGTACTTGGTCCTGATGATTGATTATTAACACCAGGTGTTCCTGCCATCTCAGCAATGGGTGAAAAGTCCAGTGCGGGCGCAGGTGTTGAAGAACTTGTACTTACTTGAGGTAGTCCAGAAGATCCAGGTGTCTGATTTGGAGTTCTCAAATCTTCTGTACTAACACCCTTACCACTCTTTACATCACCCATTGCTTTGAGTACTCTATTATATCCAATGGTAGATTTATTTCTACCATCACCATCATAGGCACCACCAGACTTACTCTTGAGTGCTGCCCACTCATAAGATATTCCTTTACCAAAAGCTTCATCTGACATCTTACCAGATAACCAATCATTTCCTCCTCTGGTCACTGCTAAACGATAGATTCCCATCTTGTCCTGATTTGCAGGTGAGAATAAATCTGTCTCATAGTTTAGACCAACAGACTCTACTAGTTGTTTGAATACATTCACACCATTATATACTGGCATAATTTGATACCTACCAGCTGCACCTGTTCCCTTGGTAGAACTCATAGCCATATCTCTGACCTGTTTCATAGTCATCTGAGTGATTGGTTTGCCCTCAGCTTTTGTATTTCTACCAGGATTCATAGCATCATATCCACCAGATGTATCTGATTCCCCCTCAGCGATTAGGTCAAGAATAGGACCCCATCTTCCTTTGTTACTTCCTCCTCCACCACTAGATGATTTAGGTTTACCTGTTACAGTCTCTTGAGGATCTACTTGAGTTTTACCACCACCTTTGTATTCAAAGTGACCACCATGTGATCCACTATAATCATTAGCTCTCCACCCATACTTAGCACCATTTTTTCTAATCCAGGTGTTCATTGCACCATGAATATCAGCAGCTTCACCATGGTTGTGGAAACTATTTGAAGCTGGACTATATCCTTGACTTTTTAATCTATTGTACTCAGCTTTGTCTCTATAAACATTTGCGACATCAGCAGGATTGTATGGCATTCCATCACTAACCATCTGTTTGAATGCAGATGCTGCAGGTGGTGCCAACATAACTGGCCTACCTTTGTAGTCTTGATATCCAGTGTCAACAACATTACTCGCTCCAACATAACCACCACCAGACATAGCAGGAATCAACCCTCCACCAGAGGCACTCTGAACCTTTGCCATCTTAGGTTTATTGGCATTAGGTCCAACATTAAATGATAATGGATCAATACCAGTAGATTCTATCTGTCTTTCTCTTGCACCTACCTGCATAACTGATTCACCAGGTTGGAGTGCTACCAGTTGTGTATCAGGACCAGCACCTGTAACCTTCTCTCCACTATCAGTTCTAACTTTACCACCACCTTCCATAAGTTGGTAATACTTATTGGTGACATTAGTAACTTCGCCACCACCTGCCATGGCAGTTGCAGGAATAGGTACTTTTGATGCAGGATCTTTTGGTTTTTCAGTCTTCTCTGGAGGAGGTTCAATTCTTGGTATCTGTGGAGCTTCTATATTTGGAATGTCTGGAAGTTTGAGATCAGGAATACCAGGTATCTTACCTATAGTACTGTTTATGGCAAACTCAAATTCATTGATAGAACCATTTAATAAGTTGATAAAGGTATTATAGGGGAAAAATATAATATCAAATATACTTTTTATAAACCCATTGAAGAAATCAATAATTGAATTACCAATGTCTCTGAATATCTTACCAGGATCTTTCAGGAACTCAAGCACCCCAAGTGCCAACATACCAAGAACAATATTATAAAGAAACTTAAAGATAGAACTAAAAAGACCAGATAGAGGTGATAAAACTTTCTTGCCTATATTTCCCAAACCATCTAAGAGACCTTTTCCTGACTCTTGTTTCTCTTCCTTATCTCTTTTCTTTGCCTTCTGACCAGCAACTCTACCCTTTTCTGAGGCTTTATCTTCTGCTTGTTGCTGACTACTTAGATTTGAAAGAATATTAAAAAGACTTGTTTCAATCTTTGAGAGACTAGGAGCCACCACTGCAGTGAGAAACCCCATCATATCTTGTGGTTCACCAGTAACTTCAGTTTCTTCTTCAGGTTCTACATCACTACCCATCAATGTCTTGGTAGGATTAGATACTGGTCTTGATTTTTGTGCTGTTTTAACTACAGTATTAAACTTGATTTTATTATTCTTTACCTTAAATTTACCAGTCTCTTTCTTTACTCTTTTGAATTCTTCCGTAAGTCTTTCTGTATCTTCTGTAGGGATATCATTACCTGGCATTCTACCGGCAGCCATCCTCTCCTTCAGAAGAGTTTTATATTCATCATAATCTAAGTCACTTACATCTTCCAATCCAAGAAGGCGAAGGATCTCCTCATCGATATTCTCATCGACTTGTTGATCATCTTTAATTCCTTCGTAGATTGTTAAAGCCATTAACTCCTCTGTTTAGCCTTTTCTTCTTCTTCCTCAAGGTGTTGTTGGAGAAGTGCGACATAAACATCACGCTCCCAAGGCATCATATTTTCAATCTCTGTCAATGAGTATTTATGGTACTGCATCAAAGCGAAGTTGAGTTTAAAATAAGCCTCAAGATCCATGTGGATCATGGCTACGCGAAAAAACTTGAGAGACCTTCTAATACGATAGTACTCTTCTCTTTAGTTTTAGGATTGACTACCTCAACTGTATGTGAAAGTTTAGGCATTGTCTCAAAGAATTTCTCAATTTGTTTAAATTGAATTGAGTTCATACCCTCAAGGAATTCGACAACTTCTTTCTTAGTACAGTCAGAAGTAGACCATACTTCATCTTCATTGTAGATCTTATCAATACAACTTGCCACCAGTTCAAATGATTTCTCAATATTCAACTCATCAGTATCAGAGAAGTTGTTCTTAATGAACTGATCCAATGAAGGATACCTCATCTCCATCATCAACTCATCATCAAGTTTGATCTGTTTGTTGTGATCTTCACTCTCTACAACTTTAATCTCATCAAGAGAAATAGTTACAGGGATCTGTGTCTCACCATCATCAGGGGCAGTGATGTTGACTTCTACTTCTTCACCAACAGACTTTGCCACGAATGTTGAGGAACAGATACTCAATATCAAATGTAGGTAGTTGATCTACTTTTACACCTCTTGTTGTTACACAATTTTTAATTACAGCCTTAACTGCAGGTTGTGATCTGTTTACTATCTTCACTTTCTAAAGCAAGAACAAGAAGTTTCTCTTCCTTCACAAGGAAAGGACGATAGCTAATAGTCTTCTTTGTAGAAGGTAACACCAACTCATAGGTAGGTGTTGCAATTTTTGGTAAAGGCATAATATTCTAAAAACCTCAGTGTGTATATTTATCGGTTAAACTTGAGCGACAATTTGAGATTTATCAATTGTATATCTCTGCATACTCATTGATACTGAAAACTTGAGAATCTGACTTCCCTCATATGAAACAGGAGTACTAATGATATTAATTGGAAAGGAATTGACTAATGTATATGTTAGTTGATATGATGTGGGATCAGATTCAAATACTCGTTGAACTGTCGATACATCTTTTTCGAACTTGACAATATACATATTAGTTTTGTAGCTAGCAGGATAATTCATCCTGTAGTTTGCTCCAAACTTCCTTGCATTAACATTACTTAGTCTCTGACCATTCCCTTGCCCAGAAATATAATCAATCCAACCATTGAAGAAATCTACAACTTTGTAGTCATGATCAACATAGAATGTTAGATCAACTGTATCATCATACTGACGGCGATAGGCCATCCTCTCACGAACACCTTGATAATCACCGATCACTTCATGTGTTGATAAACTAGTTCCAGGTAAAACAGCACTATTACATAACAGTTCTATATCCTCACCATCATTATCATAATTAAATCCATTCAAGTTAAGATGAGTCTTAACAGCATCAGGAGGTGCTAACTTGATCTGATATACGGATGTCTGAGCAAGATTAAGTATCTTACTCTCCAATGTTGATGTTCTGATGGGTCCGATAGCCATCTATAAATATACTTGATTACTATTACTATGTATATGAGTTTTGGGACAATTCGTAAAGTCAAAGTATAAACCTTCTCACCCTGAGAAGTATCAAGGCAATCCCAATAACATCATCTGTCGTTCCTCATGGGAAAGGGTGTTTTGTAAGTGGTGTGATACCAATCCCAACATACTTAGGTGGGCTTCAGAAGAGTTTAGTATCCCCTATATCTCACCAGTAGATAATAGGTTACATAGATATTATCCAGACTATCTGATTGAGTTTCGTGATTCATCTGGTAAGGTAAAGAAACAAATTATAGAAGTTAAACCAAAGAAACAAACACAACCACCCAAACCAGGTGTTCGTGTTACTAAATCATTTCTTTATGAAGCTTCAATGTATGAAAAGAATATGGCTAAGTGGGCAGCAGCTACAGAGTTTGCTAAAGATAATGGTATTGAATTTAGAATCATCACAGAGGATGAGTTAGGTATCAAACAACATGATAGTAGACGCACTGGATCTGGAGGAGTACAACGGAGAAGACAGTCGAATAAACGGCCTCGTAGATGATGTCAGAATTTTAAGAGAATCTGACAGAATGATGGAAGCCATCCTCACTCTTCTTACTGATACACCTGCACCAATACCACAGGTTGGTGCATACTACACCTTCTCCTATAAACCAAAGACACCTAGGATTGAATATGATTCAAATCCTCTCATAGCATGTACTGGTGTATATCAGTGGGGGTTCTCAGGTATCAACTATCACTGGGGAGACTATCGTAATTATACTTGGGAAGAACTAGTTACTAACCCATACCTAGTGTATCCATCAGAGTTGGAAGACCTGAGAAGTATTCCATATCAAAACTACAAGATAAATAACTCGTAAGGTATAATCCAAATGGCCAAAGTTAAGACCACTAGAGTTTGGAATGGTCTACCAGTAGAAGAAACCACTGATACCGACACTGGTGTTATCGAACTTAGATCTGGTTCCTTTCTTGGATCTCAGGGAGATCTTTTGGCGACTGGTGATGGAAAAGGAAATTGGACTTACAATGATCAAGCAGGATTTCGTCGCAGATATAATAACAAACAGAGAACTCAGGGTAAACCTGATCTTAAACCAAAAGATTTTAATAAAAAGTTTTTTACAGAAGGAACAAAGTTATTCAACAATGATAGAGCTGCCGTTCTAAATAACGATGAAAACTATACTGGTATATCACAAGCTGTAAGAAATAAAGTATCTTTTTCTGAGAATGGAATACCTGGAGTGTTTAATCCAGAAACAGGTCTTAAGAATAATAGTCAGGGCATTAATGTAGAGAATCCTGATAAAAATCAAGGAGAAGAAGAAGATAGTGATAGTTTTGAATTAAAACCAATAGCAGAAAAACCTATTGGTTCTGTTCCTGGACAGAATCTAAGATATCCACTGGGACAGATTCCAGATCTTGGATATGATTTTGTTACATTCACAGCTCATGAATATAAAGCTGGTGGATTAGAGAATCTAACAACTTCAACTGGAACAGAAAGACTAGGCAATGCATTAGAAACTATCAGTCTCCCAATGTTACCTGGAAGAGAAGAATCTAACTCTGTTACTTTTGGTAGTGATAGTATGAATATGATTCAACAAGCTGCTGGAAATATTGCACTGAAGGCTCTTAATGTAACTAGTGGTGAAGGAATGGTTGCTGGTTTGGGTGCATTTGCTAGTCAAAGTAAAGAAGAATTAGATAATCTTTTAAAAGCAGACAGTGCAATCAGAACTCAAATTATAGCTTATTTTGCTGGACAAGCAGCACAGGCTCCAGGTCTTCTTACTAGATCCACAGGTTCTGTTCTCAATCCAAATATGGAGTTATTATTCAAAGGACCAAACCTGAGAACTTTTAACTTCGCTTTTCAGTTTAGACCTAGATTTGAAGATGAATCAGTAGCAGTTAAAGAGATTATTAGAATCTTTAAAAGAAATATGGCTGTCCAAAGGTCAGCTACAGAGATGTTCCTAAAAACTCCAAACATCTTCACTATCAAATACATTCACAACGGTGGAGAAGATCACCCATTTATGAATAGGATGAAACCTTGTATGTTATCAGGGTTCAATGTTAACTATACCCCAGATAATAGTTACATGACATATCAAGATGGTGCCATGACTGGATACGACGTAACTATGACGTTCCAAGAAATCGTTCCTATCTACGCAGACGAACAACAAAATGCAGGAGGCACTGGATTCTAATGGCTAGCAAAACTTATTTCAAACATGTACCAGATTTCGACTATGTAAGTCGTCTTCCTAACTCAAAACTTATTAATGATTATGTTAAGACAAAGAACATCTTCAAGAGAGTAAGGTTGTCTGATGAAATCTTTGGTGAGCTCACATACTTCAATAAGTATACGATTAAAAACCAAGAGAGACCTGACTCTGTAGCTTATAATGTATACAAAGATTCTAATCTTGATTGGTTGGTAATGCTTTCCAATAATATTATCAATATACAGACAGAGTGGCCTATGGATCAGATATCATACAACAATTACCTACTGAATAAGTATGGTTCTTATGAAAACATGTATGGTGTTCATCACTATGAAACCATAGAGGTTCTTGATATCAATAAGAATGAAATTCTTCCAAAAGGTTTAGAAGTACCACAAGATTTCTCAATCACTTACTTTGACAACGGTGTTGAAAAAATCGCAACCAATATTACAGGTGAGATATCCAATCTTGTATATGAAGATAGAGTACAAGAAGAGAAAACTAATATCTATCTACTCAGACCAGAGTACATCTCCTTGATTATCAATGAGATCGGACAACTGATGCCATATAAAGAAGGTAGTACACAATATGTTGGTAGATCACTTGTCCGTGGCGACAACATCAGATTGTATCAATAAAAAGTAATAGGGCAAAAAAATACCCAGGATTTTTTATCCTAGGTAAATGAAATCAATAGTTGATTTTGGTTTAACTATCAGCCAACTTAGAGAAGTAGCTCATAGGATCTTCTTCGTCATCTCCGTCACTAGTATTGCTGACACTAGCAGTGGGTGTTGACTTGGCTGCCTGATAAGAGTCTTCAAGCTTCTGCATGACCTCCTCTTCTGTGACTCGCTTCTGTTCTGTTGCTTGGTAGTTATCATACTGTGTTTCTTGTGCTGCTTGACGTGTTGATGTTGTACCTAATACATTATCAAGACGCTTCTTCAGATCATCATAGGATTTAAATTGATCTGGTGCAACCAAGGCAGAAAGTGAATACTCTTTCTTCCAGATGGCTTCCATAGCATCATCGTCGTCCAAAGTGGACCAACGTTTGCGAAC